GAAATCCAAGGCTATCACTTTATCATTAACGTTGAAAAGTCTAGGTTTGTAAAAGAAAAGAGCAAGATTCCAATCAGCGTGAGTTGGGAAGGTGGAGTTCAAAAATGGAGTGGGCTCCTTGATATTGCTATCGAGGGCGGGTTTGTTGTTAAGCCTAAAAACGGATGGTATGTCGCATATGACCCTGCAACAAAAACCGAACTTACTGGAAACTTACGGGCAGCACAAACGTTGACAAAAGAATTTTGGGAAACAATCTTTACAAAGACAGCGTTCGCCTCGCATATCAAACAAAAGTATACAATCGGTCTGCGAGACATGATTGACGGCGGCTCAGACCCAGTTGTAGATGACGAAGAAGTCTGATATGAAAACTCTGGCTGACTATATACTTCTACTAAAGGGCGCGATGCCGCTTGACATGTGTGAGGCGCTTATAGCGCGATATGATTCAGTATCAGAAAATGACCCCCTAAAATTACGACGTAAAAATAAGATCCTTGATTTTGAGGAGATTAATATGCTCGATCATCCAGGGTTTGAAGAGTTTAGAGCTCCAATGGGGGCACTCATGAGCGCGGTAAATAATCAATACTTACAAAAGACGTGCAACATACTACGCGATCGTTTGCCATGTTATGAGCCGTTGCAAGACTATGAGGCGCCACGAATAAAACGATACGAGCCTGGAACTGGCATCTTTGACTGGCACACCGATCACTGCGACATTCCTTCCAGTAAGCGTGCGGTTGTAATGTTTTGGTATCTTAACGACGTGGCTGAAGGAGGAGAGACGCTGTTTGATATTGGCACAGAGATTGCGATAAAACCAGAAGCAGGTAATGTACTCTGTTTTCCGCCATACTATATGTATCCACACAAGGGAGCAACTCCAATCTCTAATCCCAAATATGTAATTTCATCGTATGTTTGGCTGCCTCAAAAATATGGAAACTCATGTGACTAAATCTATGCCAAGCGAAATAACTGACTATATATTTGTAGACGACCCGTCAAACGACAAGGTCTATGCAATACGACTCGTTAGCGGTCCATACGTTGACACAATATACAAATATGCAAACATAAAAATAAGTGAAGACACACAAAAAGAAGTGTGTACATTATCATACGCATATAATATAATGTCTACATCAGGAGCACACAATAAAGAAACTTTACAGAACGACCGTGTCTTTAAAGACTATATTGGAGACGTTTTAACGGACATACTTTCAAATCAAGAATATAAAATAGGAAACCATGGAGAATAATCTTCAAGACATCATAATTAAAAATTTAGTAAATAATGAAGCATTTTGTCGTAAAACCTTACCACACTTAAAACCTGAATATTTCGAAGGGCATCATAAAGCAATATATGCTCTTGTCTTACAGTTTATTACAAAATATAATAAACTTCCAAACAGCTCGGCACTCGCAATTGAGTTTCAGCAGTCTGAGCATATTCGTCGTCCAGACTCTGGCGCAATATCGCATACAATAACCACACTAAACGAAAACTACTCTGTAGAGCACGAGTGGTTGCTTGAACAAACTGAAAAGTGGTGTAAGGATCGGGCGGTTCATCTTGCTATTATAGAAGCAGTCTCTATTATTGATGGCAAGTCCCCAGACAAGGTTGAAGGAGCAATTCCAAGCATCTTAAGCAAAGCGCTAAGCGTAACGTTTGACACAAATGTCGGTCATGACTATCTCGAAAATATAGATCAACGATACGAGTTTTATCACAAGACTGAAGATAAAATTCCGTTTGACTTGGATATGTTTAATACAATTACTGGAGGAGGCATTCCACGAAAGACACTAAACATTATTTTGGCTGGATGTGTTCATCCTGACACTCAAGTTCGAGTAAGGCTGCATAAGAAAGTTCATGTTTAGATCTTTTGCGATTAGGTTTGTAATTTGGTGCTTTACCTAATTGCCAACCTCGTAAAATTAATTTAAAGATTTTATCGGTTTCAATGCGAAATGTTCTATCTCCATTATTTACATATTCTTTTCCACCATCTTTCATACCATATTGCCAACCCTCATTCATTTTTTCCTCAATTTCATTAAACAGACATCGCGTTGTGGTATCGCCTTTATGTATCCATACTTTACCAGTGTGAATCCTTCCACCCATTTGGGCTCTTTTTGATCTACCTTCCTTTGAGGCCCAATATGACCATGGATTATTTAGCGATACTATTGAAGCTTTACCACCAAGCGATGCAAACTTAGAAAATGTTTCTGGATTATGAATACCAGTTTTTCTTTCTTTAGCTCTTTTACCGTTCTTTCGTGAAATTTCTGCCTTCTCTTCTTTGCTAAATGAAAACATTCCTATCTTATTTTCATGACACCATTTACCAACAATACTCCGTTGTTCATATGTTAACTTTGCCCCTAACATATGCATTGATCGCAAATCGTTAACCATTCTATGCATTTTCCACAGCAAAAAATGAGCAATTATATGTTGTCTAACACTAAGATAAGTAAAATTACTTTCATCTTCTCCTCCGCCGGCATGGCGTGGGATAATATGATGTTTGTGTATATTTGATCCTCTACAATAATGAATTTTATTATTTACATTTTCGTTACAGAGTTTATAATAGATTTGAGAGTAAAAATTCATAAAAATAAATCCTGTTCCTGCTAGTATTATATTTATAAAAATCACGCCTTTATATGACTGAAAAAACTATTGCAATTAAAGAAATTGAAACTTTGTTAAATGAAGGATATACCATAGAAGTAGATTCTCCAGATGGATTTGTTCCAGTATCAGCCTTTGTTGATAAAGGAATGTGGGATGAATATGTGCTGTTACTTAACAATGGTAAAACTATACGAGTAAACGAAAACCATCTATTTGAAACTATCGATGGTTGGCAATATGCTAAAGATCTCGTACATAAAAAACAAGAATACTTAACTGAAGATGGTTATCAAATTGGTATTGTCACTAAAACAGGAAAACAAATACCAATTGTAGACATTACTGTTGATCATGAAAATCATCGATATTATACTGATGGGGTTTCTTCTCATAATACAGGTTGCGGCAAAAGTTTAGGTATGTGTCACATGGCAGCTGCAGCTCTAGCCCAAGGGCGAAACGTACTCTATGTTACTCTTGAAATGGCAGAAGAACGTATTGCAGAGCGCATTGATGCCAACCTACTTGACATACGAATAGATAAAATCAAAGACCTGTCTCAAACTGACTTTCAATCTCGTGTAGAAGGCATCTCTAAGCGCACTCGTGGAAAGTTAATTGTTAAAGAATATCCTACTGCAGCGGCTCATGTCGGTCACTTTAGGGCGCTGTTACTAGAATTGAAACTTAAAAAGAAGTTTGAACCAGACATCATCTATATTGACTATCTTAATATTTGTGCGTCTTCTCGCGTTAAGGGACTGAGTGGCAGCATAAACACATACAGCTTTATCAAGAGTATTGCTGAAGAGCTTCGTGGACTTGCAGTAGAGTTTAATGTGCCTATCTGGAGCGCGACTCAGGTGACTCGTGGAGGGTTTAATAATTCTGACGTTGAAATTACTGACACATCAGAATCTTTTGGATTGCCAGCTACAGCTGACCTCATGCTTGCGTTTATTCGAACTGAACAGCTTGACAAGATGAACCAGATTATGGTAAAGCAGCTTAAGAATCGTTATAACGACCCTACTGCAAATAAACGCTTTACGATTGGAATTGATCTCTCAAAAATGAGACTCTATGATATTTCTGATCCTATGGCAAATATCACGAATGACAGCGACTCGTCTCCTGTGGTACACACTCCCTTTAGTAGCCAACGAAAAAATAAGGACTATAGCGACATAAAGGTGTAATTTTATAAATAATACAAATATTATTATAAATAAGCTTATATGTCACGACTAACCGAATTTACCAGCTACCTGACCGAAGCACTCTCTACATCCTCTGTAGAAAAAGCTGCATTTATCATTCAACGCTATCTTAAGAAAAAGACTGGCACTACATTTTTCAAATATCCCGGCTTGGAAAAATATACCAATTCAAGTGGTACTGGCTTTGGACTCCGACTCTATAGCGCAAAGCGTAATATGAGTGTACGTTTCAACTGGATACAAAGCTCGCTCGTCGGACTCAATAACTTGGCTTCTATAGACTATTGGAATGGAAAAAACCCGGTTCCTTTCCACATTGAATTTGACCAGAGCGTATCACTTGTAAAGACTCTGCCTATCATTGCAGATATTTTAAGTGCTGGAACTGCAACCCTTGGTAAGATTTATAGCATGCCTGACGAAGTGCCTCTCTATGAGGGAGTGCTAAATGAAGCTCGTGGCAGTCATGATTTTGAAGCTATCTTTGATGAGATTGCTGACTATCTAGTTGACCCAAACTTTGTAAAGAGCAAAATCTATAGCATGTATGGCGTTCCAGGCGTTAAAATCTTTGATGCTCTTTCAGCTGCATATCCAAACTTTATTGAAAAACAAGGCATCAAGTATGTCTGGGTCGGCAAAGCCAAAGACTTGAAGCAGATCAAAGCTGAAAAGGGCAAGATTATGGCTCGTATCGGAGTCGTCTCTGGCACAGTTTCAAAGGGTGCAGCAAAAGAAAAATACAG